ATTTTTACAATAATGAATTTGTTTTTTGGAAGTAGTAGACCGGACGATTGGATGAGTTCTAGAATAGCACCAGCCTTAATAGAATTATTTAACAATGATGTTGATTTGATATTTGGTTACGCTAAAAACATAGGAGTAAACTTATTCCAAGCTTTAGATGTTAGGGGTATGAACCATCTTTTAAATAAAAAATTTGATTTTGAAAATGCTTTAAAATATACCTTACAAAATAAAGATTATTTAAAAAGTACTTTAGTTAATTACGGTTTCCCTAAAAAAGAAGTTATTGAGTATCTTTCTAAACAACCCAACGGAATAGAGTTATTTAAAGAATTAGTTGACAAGGACTTAATAAAAGATTTAAGGATAGAAGAAGTTTTACCGTTTTTTAAAGATGACAGAAAAGAAGTTTTTTTATTTTGGTTAAAATCTAAATTTAGAGGCAGGTTTGATGTTGAGGATGTTTTGGATGCTGCAGGTCCCGAAATAGGTAAAGTTTTTTCAAACATAGAATCTTTTGAAGCTTTTATAAGTGAAAATTATTTACACAAAGATTACGATATTTTAAAATCTGTTTCCATAAAATCTTTATGGAAAAGTTTTTTCAACAAAGATTTTTATCAATTATATAAAACGTTTTTAGAAAAAGGTAGAGCTAATGAACTAGATACTTTGATGTTGATAAAGGCTTATGAAGATGCTCCTGTTGAAGAGGGTACTGGGTTAAAAAATATTGTTTTAGAAAGAGCTCATTATGAATTAAAAGGCGATAACAGATGTAAATTAGAAACTAGAGACGGTGTTGATTATATCATTTTTGAAGATTTGGACCGTGTTTTAGGGTTATTTGATGATAATGCTGATTATTACAGTGTCCTATCAAGTAGTTTTAACCCTGATACTTATGAAAATTTTTCTGATATAAGTTATTTTTTAGACAATGAAATCACAATTAAAGTAATTAAAGATTACCTAATGGATAATTTTAGAGAAAAAAAGGTGGGTTTAAATTTAGACTGGTTGGAAGATTTTGATGATTTAGGTGATAGAATTAAAATAGACGACATCAACGATAAATTTTATTTTAAATTATATGATGAATTAATTCAGGGGATGTCTGGTTATAATATATTAGTATTAGTTGAAAACTCACCTGAATTAAAAAAACTTAAAGAAGTAATTGAATCGTCTTACAGTATTGTTTATAAAGATTTACTTAGGAAAGAACTTAAAGATGAGTTGACATCGAAAATGGAAGGTATTTTTGGTGATGATTTTATGCGAACTAAAAAAATTCAAAATAAATATAAAGAACCGAAAACTGTTTATGAATTTAGGTATGATTATTTAATGGATGATATTATCACTTTTGCTGATGATTTTGTTTTTTATGAAGAAGAACTACCCAATTCGGTTTATGATTTAATTGTATCGTTAATGGAGAATAATAAAGGTAGGTTTGACGGTACTGTTAGTTTAGATTTAGAATATGTTATGGAAATTTGGTCCCCGTATGAAAATCAGGAATTGTTTTTAGAAACTTTTACCAATGAACTATATCAAACCCTAAGTAAATCCGAAGATTAGGACTTAAATAATGTTCTTGATATTTATATATCAAAAGAACGTTATATTATGTCAAATGTACCACAAAATAAGGCTCAAAAATTAATGGAGATTGGAAAGTCCATGAAGGACCCAATTTATGCCATTGAGAACTATCTTGAGACTTTTGATCAAACACAAAAAAGTTTTGTCAGATTTAAATTATTTCCCAAACAAAAAGAATTAATAACGGCGTATAAAAACAACCGTTTTAATATAGTGATGAAACCCCGTCAGGCTGGTGTTTCTACTACAACAGCAGCTTATATAGCTGTTATGACAGCATTAGCTGACCCAAACAATCCACAAAGGGTTCTTATTTTAGCCAATAAACAAGAAACAGCGATTGAGTTTCTTAAAAAAATTAAAGATTTTACTTCACAAATACCAACATGGATGAATGTTTGGACATCAGGAAATGATGATTCTTGGTACGATGCTGAAAAAAACTCTGCAAAACATTATCGTTTAAAAAATGGTTCTGAAATTAAAGCAGTGGCAACTTCTTTAGATGCGTTACGTGGTTATACACCTACGTTACTTGTTATGGATGAGGCGGCTTATATTGAGGGTGGTGAAGAAGTTTACGCGGCAGCTCAACCAGCTTTATCGACGGGTGGTGGAGCCATTCTTATTAGTACACCTAATGGTATGGACCCATTATACTATAAAACTTACATGTCAGCTAAAACTAAAGATAAAACAAACAATCCTTTTAATATCGTTGAAATGAGATGGTTCCAAGACCCACGTTATAATAAGGGTATGGTTTGGCAGAAAAAAGATGAAGCGGGTGAAGTAATAGAAGAAAAGGTTGACATGGACTACGCAAATTTTGAACAGTTAGAGTCTGAAGGTTGGCAACCAACTGCCCCTTGGTTTGAGATGATGTGTGGTCAGTTAAATAATAACCCAAGAACTATTGCACAAGAGTTATTATGTGCATTTAACGGTTCGGGTGATAATGTTATAAACTCAAAATACGTTGAGTATCAAAAGAAAAATAACGTCAAAGACCCTATTAGAACTGAATGGTTAGACGGTAACATGTGGATATGGGAAGACCCACAATTAGGTCACGAATATATTTTATCTGTCGATGCCGCTTCTGGTTCGGCTGATGACTTCGCATCTATTTGTGTTATGGATTTTACTACAGGTCACCAAGTTGCTGAATATCACGGTAAAATTGCACCCGATACTTTGGGTGAAATCGCGGTAGAATATGGTAATCGATATGAGGCATTTGTGGTTGTTGATATTACGGGTGGTTATGGTGTGTCTTCAGTTTTAAAAATGATTGAGATGGGTTATTCTTCTAAAAAAATGTATTATGACGTTGTTTTAGGTATTGATTCTGTTACAAACAATAAAAATTTAGAAAGACATATGAGAGATGGTAAATTACCTGGTCTAAACTTTCAAAAAAATAGAAATACTATTATTACTAAATTAGAAGAGGCTGTTAGATTAGATTCTTTTAAAGTACGTTCTATTAGGTCTATTGCTGAAATGGATACATTTGTATTTAAAAACGGTCGTCCTGACCATATGAAAGGTTACCACGATGATTTATTAATGGCAATAGCGATGTGTTGTTTTGTATCTCAAACTTCTTTTAAAGATTTTGAAAAAAGTAAGGGTCAAACTAAAGCGATGTTAGATTCTTGGGTTGTTTCAACCAACACTAGTGAAACAGTTGACGCATTAAATACTTCAGAATATAACGCAGTAGTTAATAGAGAAGCGACAGCAAAACAAGTACAACATGCTTTATCTGAACATAATTGGGTTTTTGCTGGTATGAAAGGTTTTAAGGACATGGATAAAAACAAAAAAATAATAAATAGAAGAAGTTAATACATTCACATTTAAAGATAGATGGTTACTTTTAGTATGAATATTTATTTCTAAATATAATATAACAAGGTTTGAAAATTAATTAATGGCCGACAATAAAGATTTAACAGTATATCAGAAATTATTTTACCTTTTTGGTCAAAATAAAAAACCTGAAAGAACCACCCCAAAATATAGTTTTGGTGACGGTGATTTAATCACCATGCAATCAAAACAAGATTACGATAAACAAAAATTAGAATTACAACAAAAAAGTTATCTTGAGTCACAATGGCAAAGAGTAGATAATGAACTTTATCAAAAAGCTGTTTACTATGAGACCTCAAGAATTGCTTCATATATGGATTATGAGGCTATGGAATTTACACCTGAAATTTCTGCCGCTTTAGATATTATGGCAGAAGAATCTTGTACACCAAGTGAACAAGGTAAAGTACTTACCATACAATCAAACTCTAAAAGAGTTAAAAATGTTTTAGAAGATTTATTTTACAACGTAGTTGATATTCAAACTAATTTACCAATGTGGACTCGTAATACATGTAAGTATGGTGATAATTTTGTTTTCTTAAAAATTGATAATAAAAGAGGTATTATAGGTTCTTCACAATTAACTAATATTGAAATAGAACGTAAAGAAGAGGGTATGTTTCCTACACAAAAAGAAGGTAACACAACACCTATGCAAGAACAAAAGAAAAAACAAGTTATATTTCATTGGCGTGAAAAGGCCATGGATTTTAACCCATGGGAGATTGCACATTTTCGTTTATTAGGTGATGATAGACGTTTACCTTACGGTACTTCGGTGTTGGAAAAGGCTAGACGTATTTGGAAACAAATGTTATTATCTGAAGATGCGATGTTAGTTTATCGTGTTGTTAGAGCACCTGAAAGACGTGTATTTAAAATTTATGTCGGTAACATTGATGATAAAGATGTTGATGCTTATGTACAAAAAGTAGCTAATAAATTTAAAAGACAACAAATTGTTGACCAAAAAACAGGACAGGTTGATTTACGTTACAACACATTAGCTGTAGATCAAGATTATTTCGTTCCTGTTCGTGACCCTAACGCACCAAACCCAATAGATACTTTGGCGGGTGCTAGTAATTTAGATCAAATTGCTGACATTGAGTATATTCAAAAGAAATTATTAACAGCGCTTAGAGTACCTAAAGCATTTTTAGGTTTTGATGAATCTCCTGGTGACGGTAAAAATTTAGCTTTATTAGATATTCGTTTCGCTAGAACAATTAATAGAATTCAACAATCTATGATTCAAGAATTGAATAAATTAGCTATTATTCATTTATTTATTTTAGGGTTTACTGATGATTTAAATAATTTTACTTTAAATCTTACTAACCCATCTACTCAGGGTGAAATGTTAAAAGTTGAACAATGGAAAGAAAAAGTTCTTCTTTATAAAGATTTAGTGACTCAAGTTGATGGTGGTATAGCTCCTTCATCACATACTTGGGCTAAGAAAAATATTTTTAATTGGACCGATGAGGAAATTAAAACCGACCTTGAACAACAAATGATGGAGAGAGCTGCATCTAAAGAATTAGAAAACACACCTGAAGTTGTTAAGAAAACAGGTTTCTTTGATAGGGTTACTAAACTTTATGGTGAAATTGGTGGACCTACTCCTGCAGCTGGAGCTGAAGGTGGTGGGGTTGAAGAAGGTGGAGCTGAAGCTGGCGGTGGATTTGGTGGCGGAGGAGGATTTGGTGGTGGTGGCCTTGAACTAGGTGGTGGTGAAGAAATTGGTGGTGGAGCTGAAGTTGGTGAAGAAGGTGGTGAAGAAGGTGGTGGGGCTGAAACTGGAT